AAAATCGCCTAGTATATGCAATCTTATTAATGCTTTTTTACCTTTTAAATCTTTAATATCACAATGTATTCTATTTGTTAAAACTCTTTCATCACGATTGCTCATTCTGTGTGCGAATGGCATATTATTTCCAAAACAATCGTCCCAATGAAAACAATCTTTTGGACAAGTTTCTCTTTCAACTAATGTTAACGTATAAAATTTATAGTCTTTAAATGAACCTTTTAAAACTTTTTTCCCAAGTTTTTTATTTGTGCTTGGCTTTAAAACTTTAAATTGATAATCTTCTAAATTATGTATATTCTTTTTATACTTTGTAGTAACTAACATTTTAAATCCTCCGAATAATATAAGTAATTATGGGATAATATAATAATCATGTCAAGCGAAAAAAACTTTTTTAAACAAGTAAAAGCATCATTAAATAAATCTGATTTTATCCAAAAAATAGAAAACAAATATAATTCTGGTTTTCCAGATTTAATTATTATTAATGAAACATTGCCATTATTTATTGAATTAAAAGCACCTATAAAAGGAAATAGGATAAAGCTTGAAAAATCCCAAATATCAACACATTTAAGGATAAACAAGAATAATTATATTTCTTTTATCTTAAAAAATGACCCTCGCACCTCTAATGCATTTTTATTTGACGGATATTCTGTAGCAAATGCGATAGTATTGGGGCAAGAACAACCATGTTTCGTGTTTCATGGATCAATCGCCCAATGCATTGCAAACTGTAATTCCTTGGCACAACGAAAAATGAGCATTGCGAGTTTTTCGTTGTAAAATTGCACATTGCGACCTTAAAAAAATTGACAAAATCGCAAAGAGAGCATTGCGAACTTTGCGATTTAAATATCCGAGGCGAGGCGACACAATAAAAAAAGGGAGGCTTTCGCCCCCCTCGGTTAAATGATCCGATGTGTGAAATTATATTCAGTCCAATAGCAGTTTTTATCGTGGCTCATTTGTACTTGTAAATGGTTAACAACCGAGAAAGCCATATCCATACCACAACCACCAACAACTAAAGCATTATAATATTTGTTCATTCTATAATCTAAATAGTTTGAAATATAACCATTTAAAAACCTCGGTTGATTGTCCACAATACAAAAAAAACTTATATGTCTTGTCATTCCACTTTGTGAGACATGACGGATAATACAAAAAATTTCTTGTTCTTGGTTTAAGATATTATTTAAACAAGTTTTAGCATGATAATAATCATCTTCTTTAATTTGTTTTTTTGTCATTCCTTGTTGTAATATTGCATTCATTTTATTTGTCCTCCTTATATTCTACTTCTATAATATAACCATTATTTTCTAATATTTCTAAAGCCGTTTCTATATTATTTCCGACTAATATTTTTTCTTCAACTCCGTCAATGCTATCGTCTGTATAAATTTTAAAACTTTTGATTTCCATTTTATTTGTCCTCATATCTTGGTTAATTGTTCTTTATAGGATAAACTGGGATCATGAAACAGTCAAGCAAAAACCTGGAAATGTGCATCATTTTTTGTGATACCTCGTATCAAATCTTATTGTTTGACTGTGATATAAATGTCACACTCTGTGACATTTTTGCGACTCTAAAAAATTTGACAAAACGAAAGCGAGCTTGCGAGTCTTTCGTTTTAAAAGCTTGCGATCTGAACCCCAAGCCTCGGAACATAAATAAAAAAAAGGAGAGCCGAAGCCCTCCCTTTTCACCAAGGAAACTTGTTTATTCTGTCCATCCAATAGGAGGCTCCTCATCATAGTCACGGAAAGACTCGGGATCATGATGCTCTTTCTTGAGTTCTTCGTTGTAATCCCACTTAGCATTTTGATGATATTCATAATCCTCTTGCAGTTCTCTATTCATTATTTTCTCTCCATCGTTGCAAAAATGCTTGTTCTTCTAATGTATCAAATATCATTTACTTCTCCTTTGGTTAACTTCTCTGGTTATATTCTTTAATGACACATCGGCTAAAGCTCTTGCTTTTCTCTGCTCGGCAAGAATATCTTTGATAGCAGTTGTTGGCATTGGACGACCAGAAACAACAAAAGCCATTCTCATTGGAACGACTTCGGTATCATTACATTTAGTACAACATCTTCCATTAGAAAGAGGGAAGGCGTTATGCCCTCCCTTGTATCCGTTGGCTTGTACATCTATTTCGCTTGTACAAATCGAACACTTCATTATTTGCCCTCCTCCCTTAATTTAGCAATGATAATATCAAGAACCTTACTAGCAACTTCGTCTACTAAGTCTCCCTCGAATTTGGCTTGAAGCTCTGAGATGTCATCTCTTATTGAGTTCATCTCGTGGTTGTCGGATATTGCATCATCGATGCGTGAATCGACTTGCTCATTAACAAGCTCCTCGATGGCATATTGTACATCAGACATATTGTCCTCCTTGGTTGTACGTTAAGGGATTATTCCCTCTTATGTTATATCATGGGATGATATGGGAGTCAAGCACTAAGCCATGCAAAGATTAGATTTCCGTTATGCAAAAAATACTTGACGATTTTACTTGACGTGTGACATATATGTCACACTGCGACCTTAAAAAATTTGGCAAAACACTAGCTTTGTTAGCAGAACTTGAACTGAGGTAACGAAGTTCTAGTGACGCTTGCGAAGCTAGTGTTTTAAAGGATTGGGGTTACTATCGCAGATCCAGAAATAAATTAGTATAGTGAAGAGGGGGCACCCCCCTAAAACGGGGGAGGGAGGGTAACTTATATACCAATAATTACAAAGATTGATAAATTCATTCGAATGTATTATTGTTCGGGTATGAATTATGAAGCCTTACCCAAAGAAGTGTTACAAGAAGTTCTGTTACTGGAACAACAGCATAAGCGACTTGAAACCAGAGAAGTAGCTCAAACTAAATTTCTAGCCTATGCTAAACATGTATATGAGGGTTTTATTGAGGGTAGACATCATCGTGTTATTGCCGAAAAGCTCGAGGACATTGCATCGGGTAACTTGAAGCGTTTGATCATCAACATGCCTCCTAGACACTCGAAGTCAGAATTAGCCTCATATTTAATGCCTTCGTGGTTCTTGGGACGTAATCCTAAATTAAAAATCATTCAGGCTACCATGAACACGGAACTTGCTGTAAGATTTGGTAGAAAGGTTCGTGATCTCATTGCCGATCCCATATATGCTGAGATCTTTCCCAACACGGACTTGAAACAGGATAGCCAAGCGGCAGGTCGTTGGGAGACTAGCCAAGGCGGGGAATATTTCGCTGCGGGGGTGGGTGCTGCAATGACTGGTCGTGGAGCGGATTTATTGATCATTGATGATCCGCACTCGGAACAAGATGCACTGTCCACGGTTGCTTATGATAATACATACGAATGGTATACTTCTGGACCAAGACAGAGACTTCAACCGGGGGGTACCATCATTATTGTGCAGACAAGATGGTCTAAGAAAGACCTCACGGGGCGATTAGTACAGAATATGGCAATGGACAATATGTCCGATCAATGGGAGGTTATAGAATTTCCAGCTATACTTCCAAACGATAAACCATTATGGCCCGAGTTTTGGGAAACGGATGAACTATTAAAGGTCAAGGCTTCACTGTCCCCGGTCAAGTGGAACGCACAGTGGCAACAAAATCCAACCTCGGAAGCCGTTGCAATGATCAAGAGAGATTGGTGGCAACCTTGGGAAAGAAAAGATACGCCAAGATTAGATTATATAGTGCAGAGTTATGATACGGCTTACAGTAAAAAAGAGACTGCCGACTATAGTGCTATTACAACTTGGGGTGTGTTTGAGCCGAAAGAAGATGGTGATCAGCATTTGATAATGTTGGATGCGAAGAAGGGTCGATGGAGTTTTCCAGAATTAAAGGAAGTGGCATTAGAAGAAAATGAATATTGGGAACCAGATTTAATGCTAATTGAGGCGAAGGCATCTGGTCAACCGTTGGCTGATGAACTAAGATTATTAAATCTTCCCGTTACTACGTTTAGTCCTGGCAGACGAAAAGGTGGTGGGGGTGTTGATAAAACTATGAGGATGCATATCGTATCGCCTATTTTCGAATCGGGCAAAGTATGGTATCCTGAAGGAGAGAAATTTGCAGAAGATGTTATTGAAGAAGTTGCATCTTTTCCATTTGGCGATCATGATGACTATTGTGATAGTATGACAATGGCGGTCATGCGTTTTAGGCAAGGCGGGTTTATCGATTTAAAAGGCGAAGAGATTCCAGAGAACTGGTATCCAAGACGAGCAAGGGAATATTACTAATGTCAGATGATAGAAAAAGATTACAAGCTGAATTTATTGCTGTAAAAAAAGCACAACAGAAAGCTAAAAACAATCCTAAAAAGAATTTGACAACAAATCAAAAAAAATTCTTGAGAGCAAAGAGTGATAGGGAGTTAAGCCGTATACAAGATTTAATGGAAAAAGAGGATAGAAAAAATCCTGGTCCTCCTATGAAAAAATCTGAAGCAGATAAAAAAGAAAAAGAAACACGACAGATAAGAGAAGGAACGATCAAAGATAAAATACCGGGTATTGGTAACATTACTAGAAAAAATGCACCGTCATCTGTAAAGAAGGAAAGAGAAACAGATCTTCAAAGGCTAGAGAGAATCAAGAAGTCTCAAGCACAAGACGATGCTGATTTTAAAAAGAAACAAGAACAATCCAACGTAAAGAAAACTAGTGGTAAAGCAACAGGCACCTCTCCAACTGCCGGTAGAAATATAAGATCTAAACACTTCATTGGTAAGAAGCTCAACATGGGTGGAGCCATAATGAAGAACCGTGGTGGAATGTTCAAAGGAACTTACTAATGTCAGACGAAGCAGATAGAAGAAGAGCTTATGCAGAGTTAGCGGGGAGAGGGCAACCAGTACCCGGTAAAAACTTTGGTAAAATTACACCATCGACCAAGGGACCACTTAACCTAAAAAAGAACCCACCAGTTAAACAACTTGATCTATTTAAGAAAAAGCTTGGTGGTTATACTGTTACTAATAAATTTTCTGATAGAATGCTTCCAGAGAAAAAAAGAACAACAAGGATTACTTAATGGCTCAAGAACCACAAGGTTTAGGAAAGACTCTAAGCGATTTAAAAAAAATAGGAAAAGGTGTTGTTGTAGGTGAAACCTTTGATTTAGCGGGTGCTCCCGCAGATCTTGCCGATGCTTTCTTTTCTATACGAAAGTCCTTGTTTCCTGGATCGGATTTAGGTGAAGCCAAAGCAGCAGAAGAGTTAGCCAAGGGTATTGGTTCGGAAGCCTTGATAAAAAAAGCGGGAGTCGATATTCCAGAGTTTGGTTTTAATCTTGAGAGTGCGGGTAGAGTTGCCGCTCCTGGGTTACTGTTAACAAAAGGTGCAGCAGGCGTAAAACTTTTATCTAAGCTCATGGACGGTGGTCCACCATCCAGTAGTTTTGCTATGGCAGGAATTGATGGTGGTTCAATACCACCCGTTCCACGAACCAGTGCTGAGATATTAATGTCGGAGAATGCTAATTTACCAGCTATTATCAAGCCTAAATATGATCCTGGGAAAAAGTATTTACCAAAAGAAGAAGTAGATTATCAAGCTTCACTGGCAGTTGGTGCAGATGAATCACAACAAAAAGAAATTTTCTCACCTTTGGTTTTAGAGATAAATCAAATAATGGGTAAGAAACCAAAGAGAGCCGATGAGATACTTGATGCGTTAAAAGCAAGAGATAAAAAAGCAAGGATAGGATTTGACGGAGGCGATTTAGTTGAGTCTGGTCTTAGAGATTATTTGGAGCAGTTTCCAGATAAAATGCTTAACAAAGAAGATTTGTTAAAAGTTCACAGACAATTTAAACAAAACGTAAAAACAGATGTAATTCTTAAAACTTCGCCTAATGCTTCTGGCACATCTTTTTATGAAGGAACACAAAGAATACCAAATGCTCAAAAGACTCAAAGAGATTTTGGAGTGATGATTTTTTCTGATCCTAATGAGAAAAAGATGGCAGATAAGGTTTCTCCCGACTTTATGATTAAAGATGACAAAGAAATGAAGGGCACAAGAAGTCACGACTATTATGATAATAAGAGCCCTGGGTATTTTGGGCATGTTAGATTTAGTATTCAAACACGAGAAGATGGTAAGAAGTTTTTAATGCTTGAAGAAATACAATCTGATTTAATTAGAAGAAAAGAAGATTTAAGAAAAGGTCAAACAACAAATCGAGAATACGGAGCGACTGTAGCTAATCCTAAACCCGTCACCAGAAAAGATAGAGACTTTAATATTCTGACTATGGATGAAAAGATGAGGCTTGAGAAGCTTAGTGATATAGATAAGCAACAAGACTTTTCTATAGCCGACTTTTTTGATATGAGATTAGAGCAACAGAAGAAAGTAGATGTTGCAGGCGATGAATTAAATTTAGCTACGTCTGAAAAAATTTCAAATAAAGATTCATTAGACGCAGCAACAGAAGGTATAGTTTATTTAGAAAAAAGAGCTAATGAAGAATCAGCTGCTTTGCGACAATTTAAAGAGTTAATACCTGATCTTGAGACTTTATTTGGAAATCAAGAGATGGGACAACCCGCTAGTTGGGACAGTTGGTCTACAAAACTAAAAAGAGGTATGAATGATTACACAGAACTTAGAGATCGATTTAACATTGGAGCGAGTCCAGAACGACAAAGAGCTTTTGTTGATACAGTTAGAGATCGTACAAGGATAAGTCCCAACACCACAGAAGAAATAATGACTTTAAACATAGGAGAATTGGCTGAACCTTTAAGTAAGTTTGGTAAAAAGAACTATTTAGCTTTTGATAATATGGAAGACATGAGTGATTTTAAGTTAATTGAAAACTATGATGATGGTACTTTTAATTTTTTTGAAAAATTTGAAGTTCTAAAAGATGCTGCGGAAGATTTTAATTCTATGGAAGGTGTAAATAAAGTTTATAAGCAGATGGCTAATATATTAAAAAATGAAACTTTAAATAAAAAAGCACTAGATTATATGGATAGACAATTTCCAATTGATTTAATGAATGATCCTAAATTTCAAAAAGTTATAGATCAACTTGATTTCGATGATATAAAAGCAAGAGTTGAGGGTGATTTATTCGAAACACAAGGTGAGACTTTGTTGGCTGATTTATTGGAAATAAACAATGTTCCCTTAGACAAAATAGCAAGTAAGCTCGTGGACGAAGTAACACAAGAAATAGGTTTTATTCCACAATTCGATAGAAGTACGTTTCAAGTACAACAAAGGTACGAAAAGGCATATAGAGAAATGTCTCCAGAAAATTTTGCAAATTTAAAAAGAGAAAAAGCCATAAAAGATATTTCAAATCGTGCATCAGAATACTACTATGGTGTTGAAGCGGATGCTTTCAAAGGAGCTCAAGAAGGAGCTCTTGATAAATTACAAGAAGCTTTTAATAAGTCAGAGAAAATTGCTTCATCTAAAAAGAAAGTTTTTGACGATGCTCTAGTTAAATTAAATGAGGATTTTACTCCAGAAAAAGCAGAACAAGAAATAAAAGCTTTGGCTAATTTATCTAACGATCCTAAACTAAAAGAGACTGCTGAAAGATTTTCAGATCATATACAAGGAATAAATCCTTACTCACACAATGCTCCTTTCAGAGACATGAATCAATTCTCTAAGTTTGCTTTCAGATCAGCAATAGCCGAAGCAAAGAAGCTAGGATTAGATGGTGTTGTAATGCCTAACAAAGCTGATTTTGATGCTGCTCGAGGAGGGGCTGAAGTTGGAAAAGGTACTTATTCCACCAACCCTAAAAAAGTTATGGATGAGTTAGCAAAAGAAGGCGTAAATATTAGTACTCAAGATTTTATTACTAAAGTTGCTAATCCAGGATCAGGTATTGATACTGCAAAGATAGGCAACGAACCTATGACTTTTATTGATTTAGGCACTGGCACTAAAGGAGAAGAAGTTGCCAAGAGATCAAGAACATTGTATAAAACAGGTGGGCAAGTAGACCTTAGAAAGGCTGGATAATGGCGATTGAACCAAGACAAATAGCAGGAATGGTAGAAGGATCAATGGGAGCAGGGGGTCAGATGATGCCCGAAGAAGATAGCCTTCAGATTGAATTACCAGAGATTGTTGAAGAATTACCAGAAGGTATAGAACTAGCAGATGAAGAGGCAGTAGAAGTTGAAACCGAAGAATATAGACATGATGCCAATCTCGCAGAGGTTCTTGACGATGACATTCTTGGAGAACTATCATCTGATATACAAGCTAAGTTTCGTGAGGACTTAGAGTCCAGAGAAGATTGGGAAGAAGCTATATCAAAAGGATTAGGGCTACTTGGTATAAATTACGAAGATCGAAGTGAACCCTTCTTAGGAGCAAGTGGTGTAACACATCCTTTACTGTCTGAAGCCGTAACACAGTTTCAAGCACAGTCTTACAAAGAGATGTTACCAAGTGGAGGACCAGTAAAGACTCAAGTTCTTGGAACACCAACACAAGAAACTGAAGCACAAGCTCAGCGTGTAGAAGACTTCATGAATTATCAGATTACTGAAATCATGGAAGAGTATGACCCAGACACAGATCAAATGTTATTTTACTTGCCGTTGACGGGTTCTACATTTAAAAAGATTTACTTTGATGAAACCAAACAGAGAGCCGTTTCTAAGTTTGTTCCAGCAGAAGATATGGTTGTTCCGTATTCAGCTTCTGATTTAAGAACAACAGAAAGGGTTACACATGTAGTTAGAATGTCATATAATGATATTCGCAAGCTACAAATAGCAGGAGTATACAGAGATGTTGAACTATCTGAAACAAACGATGGCGAAGATGAAGGAGCTATCAAAGAGCGTTCTGATGAGCTGTTGGGATTACGTCCAAACTATTCTGATGACTCTTACACCTTGTTGGAATGCCACATGGACTTGGATTTGGAAGGTTTTGAAGACAAGGATATGGAGGGGAATTCTTCGGGTATTATGTTGCCTTATATTGTTACCCTTGATCAAGGTTCTGGAAAAGTGCTATCGATTTCTAGAAACTTTAGAGAACAAGACCCATTAAAAAGAAAAAGACAATATTTTACTCATTTCAAATTTTTACCGGGATTTGGTTTTTATGGACTTGGTTTATTACACACAATCGGTGGTCTGTCTCGTGCAGCCACATCAATTTTAAGGCAGTTAATTGATGCAGGTACGCTCTCTAATCTTCCGGCTGGCTTTAAATCTCGTGGTGTTCGCATTCGTAATGATGATGAGCCTCTTAATCCTGGGGAGTTTAGGGACATCGATGTCCCAGGCGGAGATCTCAAAAACTCAATCATCCCATTGCCATATAAAGAGCCATCAGCCACATTAGCACAGCTTTTAGGTGTCGTTGTTGACTCTGGTAGACGTTTTGCACAGGTTGCAGACGCAAAAACAGCTGATGTTAACTCAAATGCACCTGTTGGAACGACTGTTGCTTTGATAGAACAAGGCTCGAAGATTATTTCAAG